CAACGACTAACCAGCCCAAATATTCTAGTTTGTATTCACTCTGTAAGCGAACCTTATCAGGAGTAATACCACCAGCAATATTAGCGGTAGCAAATGCTAAAGCTGATTTATGAGCTAAAGCGCCAACACGAGAACCAGAACTAACACCCAGTCTTGAGGTTTCAACAACCGGAATGTTATACAAATAACCAACCTGTCCCTTTAATACTGGGTCTGCGCCATTGGTATTTTGAATTAGGGTAAACTTATCAATACCCATTACGTGCTTCCAAATAACATTTGGGTGTAAGAAGAAGGCTCTATCTTCCATCGGAACGTTAGCAGAGTCAAGATAAGCAATAGCTTGTCTGATATTACTATCGTTCAATTCGGTGACTGAATCACCAACTGTTTGTGAAAACCCAGTGAATAATCCAAGTAAAGCGTCTTCTAATTTAGCAGCAACGGTATAACCAGCATTCCTTGCGTAAATTTCTTGCGCCTTATAAGATTTCTTAATCTTTGAGGCAACAACATCTTCTAACACAAATGCTACATGGGTATGAACATTGATGGTTAAATCAACGTCAGTTTCAGTGGGTGCTGATAACACAACCTGTGTAGAGGCAGCCTTTGCTTGCGCTGTCATTTCTGAAATATTGGGAATATGGATAACATCTCCACCGTCCGCTATATCCTCAGACCAGTCTTCAAAGAAAGAACCAGCTCTTAAATTAGCGCGATAGAAATTATTAACCCTTCCACCCCAAATTTCAGGAATCATTACATCGGCGGTTACGGTCGTAATATGGTCATTTCCAAGTGCCATAATTTTTTATGAACCCCAACAGAATGATTATCTTATTGACCTATAAAACAATTCTCTGTGTTCTTTTTCTGTCATTTCTCCTACAGATTTTTGACCTTTAGAAATAAATGAGTTAGAAGAACCAAGTTTTGCTTTTTCTGACTTTTCTTTTTGTTCTTTTGCCTTTTTATAGGCAACAAATAGAGGGTCTTTCGTGGCTTCAATTAAACTTCCATTTCCAGCTAATTTATTTAGCTTTTCGATATCGTCCTCATCATAGCCTTTAGCCAATAAGATGCCCTCATCTCTTGTCAGGTAATTCTTATTAGTTTCTTTTAGTGGTTGCTCTTTAATTTGAGCAGCCTTTTTTCTCCAATGTTCTTTTTGAGCCTCAAGTGTTTCCACTTTCTTTTCGAGAGCCCTGTAATCTTCTAATGATGGTTCGTCATTGGATAACTCATCATCATTGGACGACTCATCATCATTTGATAATTCATCGTCATTGGTTTCTTCAACCTCGTTGACGTTTTTTTGAGTTTCACCTTCAGTGTTCTCAATGGTTTCGTCAATAACCTCTTTTTCATTTTCTTTCATAATAATGTAGGCGTTTTGTGCCTATTAATTGTAATCATTTTATAGTCTTTAGTGACTTAGCCTATTTAGTAGGCAAATCTATGGAGGTCGGCGACTTGAACGCCGATGTATTCCATCCCCCCCAACACTAAGTAAAATCTACTAATGTTTCTTTCTTTATATTTTGATTGGCTTGTCTATCTAGCTTTTTAATAAATTTATCTAATTTGGCATAAGCTATTTGAGAAGCCCTTACTTCTATTGCGATTTGTTCGGCGGTCATACCCTCTGTTTTAATCTTTAGCGGAGTATTAACAAATTCTTCTCTCATTAAAGATTTAAGCTCTTGCCATTCTTTAGTTAAAATAAATTGTTCTATAATCATATAACTTGTTCTAATCTTTTACCAAACAAGTGTTTATCCCAGTTAATATATAAACAATTGTCTGCCTTACTTTGTTCTAAATATTTAATCATTGATAAAACATCTACTGGTTTTAAATCGTCTTCTATGTTTATATTGATTTGTCCTATCTCGTCACCAATATTTAATTTAGTTATAATCATATTTTTTATTTAATAGGTGAGGCTTGACTTAATAATCTATCAGGCTCTTTAGGTTCTGGCATTTTTTGTCCTTCTTGCTGGTTCATTTGTGTTATTTCTTCTTTTTGTTTGGGTGTTAGCTTCCAACTAGAAATTCCGTTATCTTCACAATATTGTTTAAATAAAGGTGTTTCGGTAATTGCTGGATTAGCCATAACCATTTGTAAAGCATTAAAATAAGCATCATTTCTAGCGCTTTTATCAACCGTTTCATTTGTCGGCATCATCTTAAAGCCCCATTTAAAATTAAAGAAATCTTTAGGAATTGCTATCTTTCTTCCATTCTCTTTAATATTATCTTCAACTCTCTTTAAAATAGAGCTTTTTATTTCTGGTGTAATTACATTCCCAACATCAGCCAATAAAAATTTAATCTCTTCTCTACGCTGTAATGCTTTTACATATTCTTCGGCGTCTTCATCATCTTCAGCCATATCAATAAACTCTTCGTGCGACCATTTTTTAATTACCGAGGGAAAAATAAATTCCATTAAAATATCTGCTATTTTTTCTAACAGGTTCTGCTTATAATCTCTAAAAGAAGATACGGCAGCCGAATTAACTGTAGCAATACCTCTAAATGTAACATTAGAGGGACTTGACTCTCCCTGAACAATATCGGGAGTAAGACATAATTTATCAGCCTGTTGCTCTATTAATTGAACTTCTGCTAAAAAGTTATTTAAACCCGTGTTAGAGATACCGATTTGCTGTAATGTTTCATCTGGAATAATCTGACCATTTATAGCCTGCTCTAATACATTGCCTATCATATCTGGTTGAGCAGATTTTAAGAGCAATAAAGAGGCAATTTCTGTTGCTTGCGCGTTCTGATTTACCAGCTGGTTCATTCTTGCTTGTAATGAAAATAATCTTTCAACTACGCCCACGCGAAGAAACCTTCCCCTATATCTACCCAGATGAAAATCAATATAAGGACAATCTTCTTTGTCTACTTCTTCGCTCCACAGCTCAATATAATCATTACCATATCCATAACCTATAACGTGTTTATATTCTGGTTTTTCGTTTTCTTCTCCATAATATCCATAAAACTCCCAAACCTCTATTTCGTTCTCTTTATTACATTTTTTAATAACATCTCCAATGTTTTTCCAAATATCCGCCCTATCCCACAATTCTTTTTTATTAAGTCTATGTATTTCTACAATACCGTCGGCATCTTTAATGTATTTTACCGATTGATTAAAATAAAGATTTTGTAATTTAACCTCTTCTATTTTTTCTTTTCCTTTTTCTTTGTATTTTTTCCAAACCTGTGAACCATAAGTAGCTAAACCCTCTGATACGTCATTTAATATTTGATAAAATCTTTCTTCATCAAACCATTTAATTACATTTTTTCGCAAAGCCCAAGCCTGAAAGTGATTTAATGAACCAAGACCATAGGGCATAAAATCTTTAGTATCGGGACTCAATAACTTAGCAAAATGGGTAATGTGATGATTAGAAATATTCCAAAATAAAACATCGTTATCTTCTCTGTTATAATAACGATTATTAATATAACATTCAATTTTATCAAGTGTTTCTTTTTGATTATATTTAATTACCTGTTTTCCTCTAGAAAATTCTAAGTAATTATCTGAGTCTTTTATTATATCTTGAACTCTTGTGCTAATATTCATATTTATTCGTATTTATGTAAACGATTGTTTTCGTTGTAAAGTATTAAAAATGTTTTTAGCTATTGGTTTTAATTCAAACCACATTCTCATCATTAGAGTATCGGCATAATCTGGGCTTCTACCAATTATTTCTTTAATCTTGTCTTTGGTTATTATTCTTAGCTTTTGGTCGCTATCCATTGCCTCGCCTTTAATTTGTTCTAATTCTTCAATAATTATTTCTTTTATGGTGTCGCTACAAGTAATAGCCATTTTGTGATTATTTACATAATCAGCCAATTTATAATAACATTGACTTCTTAAATTTTTAAAATTAACCTTCTTTCCTTGTTCTTCTAAAGGAATAGAGTTTCCCACAAATCCTTTAATTCCCCTCATATTATCCACTAATCCACCACCAACACCATCTTCATCGGCTATAATGCGAGAATAGGGTATTAAATATTTTTGAGCCACCTCTTTTATTTTAATCTCCAATTGGTCTATTCCACATTTAGAAATTGTGATAACTTCTATTACTTTTAAACCATCCCAAACCATTATAACCGCATTGTCTTTACCAAACCTGGCAACATCAACCGTTAAATATTTATCTCCTTTATCAACCGTATTAGTAAACAAATCATTTATAGTGTCGAAAGTCATTAGAGCATCGGGGTCATCGTCATATTCCCAGTTACCCATCATAAGTCTTTGTTTTAATTTAGTGTCAGACAATTGTCTTAACTGTATTCCATAACTTTCGGCGGTATATTCATTATCATTATAAAGAGCCTGTATGAATACTTTATTATCGGGCAGCGTTCCTTCTTTCCATGGTTTATAAAACTCACTATAAGTCCAATTCTTTTTAGGATTTCCCGTAATAAGTGTAGATGGGTGTATTTTGTCGTTAAGATGTCTTCCTATACGAGAACGCATAACATCTCGGAACAATGGGTGTATTTCTCCAGCCTCTTCAATAGCTCCATCAGTATATTCCAATGAACCAAATCTTTCGTATAGTGGGTCGGTTGGGAGAAATTTAGCATCTAAAAGGTCTATACGACTTCCATTAGTAAATTCAATATAATTATATTGTCCATTTAATTTCCAGATTTCACCGGGAATGTTGTGATATTTACAAACCTTACACCAAGTAACAAAGGTAGACTGCATCAATCTTTTTAATTCTTCTCTGGCTATATAAGACCTATATCCGGGAAAGCGCAAAGCGTTTAATAATCTGCTTTCACATATTACCCAGGTTTTTCCGCCACCAGCGCCACCCCCAAAAAATATATCAGTTATCTTTTTATTATTAAGAGCCTGATATACTTGATGTTGTTTCGGGGTTGGTTTTATCGTTATTGTCATTTGGTAATATATAATTAATACTTGTAATAACTTTTAATTCTTTATCATCAGAAGTAAAATCAAATTTATCCTTCATTTCTAATATATATTTAAGATACATCTCAATTGCCCTTATATCTCCCGCCTCAGCCCTCTCTCTAAGCTTCTCTAAAACCTCTGGTATTCCTTTCTTAGCTAACGAAAGAGCAATTTTTAATATCTCTTTTTGGTTTTCCTTTTTTCTAGACTGATAATAATAAGTGCTTGGGTCTATGTTGTGTTTTTGAGCAAAATCTTCTACAGTATCTGTTCTCATTACCCTGGGCAACGCCTCTCTTTCTATCATTTCTTGTATCCAGTTTTTTTCTATTTTGTTTTTAGTATCTTCGTTTAATTCCATATAACTTTAATATCAATATCTATTTGACATCTTATTTCTTTTTATTGTTTTTAGGTTTACCACAACATTCAACAATTTCTACTCCCATATTGCCCTCAACAATTGTTACTCCCATTTTACTTGCCAATAAGCTAATAGCCTCATCGTTAAGATTGGCTTGATATTCTAAGCTATCAATTCTTTCTTCTAAGTCTTTGATTTTTTCTTTAGTTTTTTTAAG